CCTCCTAATGCCACTAATGACCAACTTTTACCACCTCCAGGATTACCAAATATTAAACCAAAATCACCTTGACCTAACCCACCCTGTAATAAGTCATTTATTCTATTCCAAGGTGTAGCGACTGGTTTTCTATTATCTTCTCTATATCTAGTTTCAATGTCTAAATTATATTCATGTCCTATGTTTTTATCAGCACCTGCTTTTAGTGCTTCTTCAACCATTATTTTAATAGAATCATAATCTCCGGCCTTTAATAAATCTACTGATGATAGTAATGCTTTTTTTAATTGTTGGTTTTTACAAAACCCAGTAAATTCTTCTTGAACATATTTTAAATCTTCATCAGATGCTATATATGCTTCTCTAAGTTGGTCTTTAATTGATAGTTGTAGTACTTCATTTTCTATTTTTTTAACTTCTACTTTTAAAATATCTAATGAAGGTACTGTGTGGTATTTGTCATAATATTTTAATATTTCTTTTACAATCCACCTATGTGCTTGATTGTTAAAATCCTCTTCATTTAAAATATCGTATATGTTTACTAAAAACTCTTTATGAGTAAGTAAAGATGATAACACTTTAACTTGGAATTTAGGACCATACTCTTGGATTGATTTTAATGTCATGTAACTTTTATTTATTTATAACTAATTTTTCAAAGTTCTCTTTTAACCAGTATTCTAGGTTTCTAATCATTCCACCTAATTTATCCTCGTTATAGAGTGCTATGAACTGCTCGGGAATGTATGATAATTCATTTGATTTAACAACTTCATCTAACCATTTCTTATCATTTTCTCCAATCATTGGATTTGACAGATCCATTACTGTGTAGTTTTTTTCTAAATCTTTTACACTCTGTATAATGCGAGCATATACAACATGATCTTTATACTTTTTTTCACATATGTCTAGTATATCATCAAATGTAAGGATTCCCTTTGATAGTTCAGGAAATTTTTTCATTAATCCTTTTTCACCCAAACCTTTAACACCTTTAATTTTATCAGAATTATCTCCTAAAAGTGTTTTATGTAGTATAAAGTTTTGGGCAGGCATATTATACTTTTCTTTTATTAATTCTTCAGTATAATATTTTTTCTCCATTGGTCTGTAGACTATAACATTTTTGTTTACTAGCTGTAAGAAATCCTTATCACTAGATACTATGAATAGTTTATCGTCTTGGTGTTTTGGTAATTTATCACACAGATAAGCGATGATATCATCTGCTTCTACCTTATCTAAAATCAATGTTTTAACTGGTAGTGTTTTTAAATAGTGTATTACTCTTACTATTTGATCTACCTTAGAATCATGTTCATCATTTAAATTATCAAATATTTCCCAATTAGTAACTCGTTGTTCATTTCTACCTGATTTGTATTCAGGTAATAAATTTTTTCTACCAATTGTAGAACCCGCTCCATCAAATACAACGTAAACTTGGTCAGGTTGAGTTTGGCGAATCATAGCACCTAAAGATCTGAAAAAACCACCTAATCCCCCTACATGAATACCATCAGGGTTAACCATGTTCATGATAGCAAAGTTTCTAAAAAATAGATTTAGACCATCTATAAGGAGTATTCGTTGGCCTTTTTGCAGGGTAGTATCATTCTCTTGAGTATCATTCAGGAGATTAAGTAAATTTTTCTTATCCATAATTTATTGGGGTTCGTCTGTATAGGAAGTTATATCGTTGTATGCTTGTTCTTCTTCTACTATTTGAAAATCTGTACCACCTAAAATATCTTTCCATGCTTGTGCATTTTGGTCCTTATAGGTTTTAAGTTCTTTATCATCATCGTTGATAAATCCATGTGGTGTCATTACAATTTTACCTCTAGTAGTAACCCCATTGATGTGATTTTTATCAATTTGTAGATTAACTCTTTTAGCAAATTCTACTTGCTTACCATCTTTAATTGCTTTAATTTTAGATGTACCCGCATTTGAAATATTACCAAATGTAACTACAAATGTAGAATCAAACCACATAGCAAATCCACCTTTGTTCATTAGCTTGGGTTTACCCATAGGTGATTCTGCTTTTGCTGTCCATACTTTATTAATACAAACTAGTGTATTAGTAAATGCTGATGATTCTTTTCTTGATAATGTAATTCTTTGGTTAACACTATTTCCAAATTGGGTAGACATTGCACCTGCATTCCATTCATTGTTATTTTTATTTGATTTTATAGACATTTCACAAGGAACTGATCCAATACTATCCCATAAAAATAATAAGTCGTATGGTAAATTACCTCGTTTTTGTTCATCCATTAAATCTAAAATAAACATGGCTACATCTTCTATACTATGAATAGTTTCTCTATCAGCATAAATAAATTCACCTTCAAAATTTGTTATTTCTCCAGTATCCTTATCTACTACTTCATTAAACTCTAACCCCATTTGTTTAGCATGTTCCCAGTTCCATTTCATTTCAGTAATAATGAATACAGGTAGTATGTTTCTCTTTTGAGCTGATACTGCTGCTTCCAGCAGGGCGGTTGTTTTACCTGTATCCGAATGACCTCTAAGTAAAACAATGTGCCCTGTAGGGATTCCTGGAATGGAGGTTACGTCCTGGAATGCTTTTGATAGTGGAATCCATTCTTGATCCTTAAATTTAACATTTTGTTTAAGTCCCTTTTTTTCTTTAAAGGTGTTTAAATCAAATTTAGATTTTATTTCTTTGGAGACTGCCTCCGATAGCGATTTTTTAACTCTTGGCATATAACTTTAATTTAAAATGGTAAATCGTCATCCTTAAACAAATCATCAAATTCATCTGATTTTGCTTTTTTAGGAGTACCTTGGGATGATAGACTAAATGCTTTTTCTTCTTTAGCAGGTTTATCTGCTTCAAATGGAGTAGCAGGCTCTGATGTAATAGATCCTTCTTCATCTTCACCACCTGTTAAGAAACCTTGTAATTCCTCTTTTAGTTTATCGTATGTGTATTTAAATCTTTCTTCTAGTAAGATTGGTTGATTTTCTAACCACGTTTTTATTTGATTAGCATCTTCACTTAATGGTGTTTGTTTAGGTTTTGGTCTTAAACTAAGAGCAAATCCTGGTCTGTCTACTACTTTAGAAGCATTAACAACAAAATCATAACCTTCTGCCATGTTTGTAAAATCACCATAATCTTCATCATCTGCAATTGATAGTAATTCCATGTATATAGTTTTACTAAATTCAAATAAACGAACACCTTTTTCTTCTTCTCCTCTAACAATAACAGGAGCAAATACTCTCATTTTGGGGTCTAGTTTTTTAGCTAGTCTCCAATTTTCAGAGTCACTTGTTGTTCTTAATTTTTTAGCAAAATCAACGATTGGATCTTCCTCGCCCCAGTTGCTTAATGCTACTATTGGGAATTTTCCAACTCCATAATGCATGAAAATTTCTTGAAAAGGGCTTTCTTTGTTTAGTTTTGAAGGTACAAACCGTATTTGGTATTTTCCTTCTTGTTTTGGTTTCCAGTAGATTAGTGTGTAATCTTTCTTTTCTGTGTTTTTTGGTTTGGTGTCCTGGTTTAGAGAAGCCAAACGGTTTTTGATCGCGTTTAAATCCATTTTTATAACTTTTTAAATATAACAATTAAATATACGAATTAAATAACTAATATCCAAACTACAGTTCGATTATTTTATGTATTTTGGTATTAAGTTGTTTTAACTCATTGTGTTGTGTTAGTAAAATACAATTTCTATAGTGTTGCCAATCTATAGGAAATTTGGTGTCTACTACTCCACCATTAAGACTTTTAATAAGCTCGTTTAAAGCGTTTATTGTATATAAAGTATTAGTTTCTTTTTTACGATGTACTAATATTGTGTTTTCTGGGATTTCACTTATGTTACCCTGATCAACGTTGTAAGTCAGAACATATTCGTTATTGCTTTTTATATATAAAGCAAACATTTTATTATACATTATTGAGTACTTAGAAGAGAGACTTTTAACTAGTCCCTCTAACTCTTCTAATGTTGTAAAAGTGCAGAATAATTTGTTGTTCAAATCGCTAATATTATACGGATTATCAAAATCGTAATCCGACTTATACATATTAACTTTGTCCTGTAAAATCATAGTTTGTTCCATGCTTAATTTTTGTTTTTAAATCGTGTTTCTCAAACACTTTTAATACTTTTTTTATTAATTCTTCTTCATTATTATCTATATCAAACAAAAAGGCGTCATAGGTATATAATACTAATTTTGTTTTATGATTTTTTAACAACTTTATAATCTCCCATAATATACGAACATTAGTTGACGTTTCCAAATTTTGTAGCAAATAATTAAACAACTTTTGGGGGTTCATGTTGTCTAATTTATCTTTTTTAAATTTATGTTCTGAAATTGGACATTTTATGTAACCCTCATTTTGGAATTTATTCCATAATTCACTAACATATTTTTGTATTTTTTGAAAATACGGTAAATTCTTATACTGATCAAAAACCCCACCATAAAGCTGTTTAAATGTAAGCTCTTTAGCTTTTTTATAGTCCACTTTATACATTTTAGCGAATGAGGCATGGATGTCATCAGTATTGAACTTATAATCAATAAGATGGCTGGCAAGAGTAGGATGGTAAGCAGAAATATCAATTTCAAGGAATCGATCATTGCGTGGAATAAAAGCTTTACGACATTCATTTTCTTTATTTAATGCTGCAAAATTAACCCCTCCGAACCTATTAGAGGGTCTTGTTGTTGTTGTTCTGTAATTATATTGTGTGTAAACTTTATCTCCCCAATCTTGATTGAAATGTTCTTGGAAGAGTTTGGGAGAAACTTGTATGCCATTTCTTTCAATGGCGTTGAATACCAATGGTACTCTGTTATTGTAAAATTTGTTAACTGGTTCATTAAAATATGGTTTTAAATTGTTATAATTTTTTTCACACGTTTCATAGTGTTTAACAATAGGAATAATCCTATTTACATCTGTTTTTTCTTTATTTCTTTGTACTAAAATTTGATGGGCTTTAGTAGTTTCCATTTCATATTCAGGGCAATGTAATGAAACATCTATTATGTCTTTATGCACATAAAAATGCAAAAACTCTTTTTTTCCCCAAACGTATAACTTATCATAACTACCAATTAATTCAACAATATACTCGTTATTTAAACGTAAAGTTTCACTATGGTTTATAGCTATAATGTAACCCTTAGTCGCATCTAAAGGACGTATGTAAATTAAACTAATGGGTGATTTTACTGGGTGGGTTGTGTAAGAATATGGTATAACTTCTATATAAGCTTCTTTATAACCCTTGTTGTAAAATTCCTTTAGTTGATCTAAATTTTCAACTATATAAAACATTAATTAAATATACAAAAAATAACTTTAATATCCACCTCCTCCACCACTTGTTATTGGTGAAGATGCTGGGGTAGAAACTGGGGTAGGGGTAGTTGGAGTAGAAAGTTGGG